GCGCACCAGGTAAAACAGGTGCTACAGGAGCCTCAGGACTACAAGGTGTATCAGGATATCAAGGCAGTTCAGGTGTTACAGGTTATCAAGGTGCAACAGGTATTGGATACGCTGGTGAAGCAGGTCCTTCTGGTGGCCAAGGCTATGATGGTGCTACAGGTGCTACAGGATTACCAGGAGCTACCGGTGCAACAGGTACTGCAGGTCCTACAGGACTAACTGGTACTACAGGTGCATCAGGTCTACAAGGCTCAACAGGTGTAACTGGATTTACAGGAACTACAGGAGCTTCAGGTGTTCAAGGTTATGTAGGAGCAACTGGATATGGTTATCAAGGTTCAACTGGTCTTGATGGATTAAATGGAGCCACAGGAGCCAGTGGAGCCACAGGTTATCAAGGAGCAACAGGTGTTGGTGGTATAGGTGCCACAGGTTATCAAGGTGCTACAGGTATTAAAGGTGATTCAGGATTAGGTTTTGCAATAGCAAAAAGTTACCTATCAGTAGCCGCACTTAATGCAGATACTAGCCCAACTGGTATTGTAGCAGGACAATTTGCTATAATTGAAACCACTAGTACTGATAATCCTGAAAATTCAAGATTATACTTATGGAATGGTACTACATATTCTTATGTATCAGATCTATCAGGTGCACAAGGTATAACAGGACCACAAGGCTATATAGGTGCTACAGGTAGTTCAGGTTTTCAAGGTGCTACAGGTATGGGAGCATCTGGTGGTGCGGGTTATCAAGGAGCAACAGGTAGTTCTGGTGTTACAGGTTATCAAGGTGCAACAGGTAGTTCAGGTATTCAAGGATTACAGGGGGCAACTGGTTTAGGTGCTACAGGTGTAACAGGAGTTCAAGGTGCTACAGGAGTTCAAGGTGCTACTGGTCAAGGTGCAACAGGTGGTCCAGGATATCAAGGTGCTACTGGTACAATAGGAGCAACTGGTACAATAGGAGCAACTGGTAGTTCAGGTATTCAAGGCTTACAAGGAGCAACTGGTATAGGTGCTACAGGTGGTCAAGGATATGATGGAGCTACAGGCTTTCAAGGAGCTACCGGATTAGGTGCTACAGGAGGACTAGGTTATCAGGGTGCTACAGGATACGAAGGTGCTACAGGTATTCAAGGTACAATAGGAGCTACAGGAGCCACAGGTTCTGGAGCAACAGGTGCTTCAGGAGCAACAGGATTTACAGGAGCCACTGGTGCTTCAGGTGTTACAGGTTATCAAGGTGCTACAGGAGTTCAAGGTGCAACAGGTGCAGGTGCTACAGGTGCTTCAGGTGTAACAGGTTATCAAGGTGCTACAGGTACTATAGGTGCTACAGGAGCATCAGGATTAAGAGGATCTACAGGTCTAGGAGCAACAGGTACTATAGGTAGTACAGGTGCATCAGGTCTACAAGGTGCTACAGGCTATCAAGGTGCTACCGGCTCAGGTGCCACAGGTGCTTCAGGTGCTACTGGATATCAAGGTAGTTCAGGTGCTACAGGTTATCAAGGCACGACAGGTGTTACAGGGTATACAGGAGCTACTGGTTCAGGTGCTACAGGTGTTACAGGATATCAAGGTGCTACAGGTGCCTCAGGTGTTATAGGTACAATAGGAGCAACAGGAGCTACTGGCTCAGGAGCTACAGGTGCTTCAGGCTATCAAGGTGCTTCAGGTGCTACAGGTACAATAGGAGCAACAGGAGCCTCAGGACTACAAGGTGCTACAGGTGCTGGTGCTACAGGAGCTAGTGGTGCTACAGGATATCAAGGTGCTACAGGTGCTTCAGGTGTTACTGGATATCAAGGTGCTACTGGCTCAGGAGCTACAGGTGCCTCAGGTTTAGACGGTATTGCTGGTCCTACAGGTGCTACAGGTGCTACAGGTATTGGATATAATCCACTTACTTCTACAACTACAGTAACTGTATCTACAGGATCTAAAACCTTTATAGTTAATAGAGATACTAGTCAGTCAGCTTTTGCAGTTGGTCAGTATGTAAGAATGACTGGAACCGGACAAACTATTAATGGAGTTTATTCTAATGTTTTAGAAGGTGTTATAACCAGTTACTCAGGTATTACTTTAGTAATAAATGCCAGTACAGTAATAAGTTCATCAGATGCCTCTGCTACACCTTGGAGTATAACTGCAGCAGCTCCAGCAGGAGCAACAGGTTCTGCTCAATTAATAGAATCAGCCACTGCTCCAGTTAATCCAACCGATGGATTAATGTGGTTAAGCACTAATACTGGTACTCTTAATATCTATTATGCACCAGAAGAAGTTTGGTTAGCGTATTCAGGAGGCGTACCTCCTACTCCAGCAACACTTAATAATGTTACTAATGAAAGTAAAGCTACTATGTTTAGTAGTCCTACTTTTACAGGTACTGTTAACTTACAAGCAACTTCAGAAAAATATACTCCAGCCACTATAGTTTCACAAGCAGTAACTTTAAACTATAACGCAGGAGCGATTTTCTCCCTAGCTAGTTCAACAACTAACATAACACTTAACTTTGTTAATGTTCCAGAAGGTCAGTATATAGCTACTGCAGTTAGTTTGATTATTACACAGGGGTCTATATCCTATATCCCAAATAACATAACAATTAATGGTTCATCTCAAACACTGTTATGGCAAAATCAAGTACCTCCAATAGCAACACCATATAAAACAGAATTAGTAACTCTTGTATTTATAGGTACTGCAACAAGTAATATTTGGACAGTACTAGGTAACTTAACAACTTATGGATAAAAATGCCTAGAATATCATCACTAATCACTAAGGGGTTTAATACTCCTTATGTAGTGCCAGATTACTGGCATATTCCTCAAGGTGCAATTATTATGTATTCTGGAAGCTCAGTACCTAGTCTAACAGGTTGGACTAGGTACTCTGCAGCAGACGGAAAATTTATAAAAGGCACTGCAACACAGTCTGAAATAGGTACAGTAACACCAAATAATAACGATCAGCTAGGTGCCGGCGGAACAACTACAGGTAGTGCTGGGTATCACTCAGGCCCTTTAACTATAGTTAAAGAAAACGGCATCGCTAATCCACAAAATTCAACAGTAATGTCATATACTCTAGGTGGGGGCAGTCACGCACATTCTTTGTTCTATAGCCTAGGTGCCGGAACTGATTTAAATCCTCCAAGTACAGACTATATATTATTAGAAGCTACTCAGGATCAAGAATATTTTCCTGCTAATGCAATAATTAGTAAAGCTACTCAAATAACAGGAAGTACAAAAGAGTTATCAATAAATCAAAACAGATATATAAGAGGTGGATCAACATATGCTAATAACTATGCTACACAGCGTAGTATATCTGGATTTACTGATCAACAAGGTAGTCACACTCATGGACCAACAAGTTTTCTTGGAAGTACTTTTGCTAGTGGAACAAATACCTTAGCTTTTAGAGCTGAAAATAGCAGTTCAGGATTATCTCACTCGCACAGCCTTTCNGGAACCATAACNGGTGCTACACTTCTAGGAACNTTACTAAAACTCTGGAAANTAGGTTCTAAAATGACTGCTGAAGANAACATAATAGTTATGTATACAGGTAATATTGCTAATTTGCCTAGTTATTGGAAAGTATGTAATGGTAGTAATGGTACACCAAATATGGTAGACTTTTTTCTTGGATATTCAAGTGATGAGAATACTGCTCATAATACTTATACTCCTTATAGCGCACCATTTAGTTCAGGAGGTCTAAGTACTGAAGCATGGACTCATTATCATACTAGTGGTCAGGCTTTTAGATTTGGTACTGACACCGCCTACTATCACAGTAGTTTTAGTATGTTTCATTCACATACTTTCTCTAATCCTAATGTTGTAATGTTCCAACCCGACGAAATAAAGTTGTGTTTTATTCAACTTACTAAAACCTTATATTAATATGATACATGAATATATACAAATAGATACCTATAATGACACTGCTAGTTGTAGACTTAATGGCATAACTTGCAGTTTTTCAAGCGCTACTGAGTTTATTACAGCTATTGGTTTCCCTTTTCAAGTAGGCTTATTAAATTGGGAGCCTACTAGATCCCATTGGATAATAGAAAGATTAGGTACTCCACCAACTGTTGTTAGTGGTAGTACTTTAGTAGAGATGATATGGTTAGACGACAATAAATCTGCTATTACAGAATATTGTAGACAATATCACGAAAAACTACCAAAACCTTACGAAGTAACTTTAAGGGATGTTAGAGATGGTACTTTATATATGACTGATTGGGTACTACAACGTCGTCAAGAAGAACAACTTTTAAACTTACCACTAACTTTAACACAAGAAAAGTTTCAAGAAGTATTAATGTATAGGCAAGCATTAAGAGACATGACAAATACATACACTAGTCTAGATACTGCTGTGTGGCCTGTTAGCCCATTGGAGTAATATATGCCAATTTCTTTTCCAGATAATCCCACACTTTACCAAACTACCACAACAGGTGGACAATCCTGGGCTTGGAATGGAGAAGCGTGGGTAAGTTCCGGTAGTTTAAGTGCTTACTACTATGTTCTACCTGATGCAAGCTCAACAACCCTAGGTGGAGTTAGAGTAGGTTCAGGACTATCGTATACATATACTAGCCCTTGGACTGCAACAATAACCGGTATAGGCTCTACCACAGGTTTAGCCGTTAACGATGTAATAACAGCAACTAATAATGTAGGTAGTTTAGGTACTGGAGGTACTTATACTATATTATCTGTACCTAGCTCTACTAGCATAACTTTTAGAGCGGCAGGTGGTACAACTCCTATAGCTGGTTTAGTAACTACTATAACTAAAGGTGGTAGTAATTATGCTTCTGGAACAGTAACCGGAATTGTTGGAGCAAACGGTACTCTTAATGTTATAGGTGGTGCAGTAGGTGCTACAGGATCTAGCGGCCCTCCAGGAGGCTATCAAGGTGCTACAGGTGCTTCAGGTATCCAAGGATTTAATGGTACTAATGGACAGCCAGGTTCTACAGGTGACCAAGGTGCTACAGGTGATCAAGGTACAATAGGTGCTACAGGTCAAGGTGCTACAGGTGCTTCAGGTGCTACAGGATATCAAGGTGCTACAGGATATCAAGGTGCTACAGGTGCTACAGGTGCCAGCGGACTGCAAGGTGCTACTGGTCAAGGTGCTACAGGTGCATCAGGAGCAACAGGTACAATAGGTGCCACAGGTGCTAGTGGACTACAAGGTGCCACAGGTCAAGGTGCCACAGGTGCTTCAGGTGTCACAGGATATCAAGGTGCTACAGGATATCAAGGTGCTACAGGTGCTTCAGGTGTCACAGGGTATCAAGGTGCTTCAGGTGCCACAGGTACAATAGGAGCAACAGGTGCCTCTGGACTAACTGGACAAGGTGTACAAGGTCTACAAGGTACTACAGGTGCTACAGGTGTTACAGGATATCAAGGTGCTACTGGTCAAGGTGCCACAGGCGCATCAGGTGCTAGCGGGTATCAAGGTGCTACAGGTGCCTCTGGGCTAATGGGAGCTACAGGAATAGGAACCTCAGGTCCTGCAGGACCCACAGGTAATATTACTAAAAATTACTTATACTCTGGTAGCTTAACTGTTAATACAGGTACTTTACGTTTTTACCTTGCTAACTCAGCTACTCTTACTAAAATAGTTAGTATTCTTCAAACAGCAGGCTCCTCAGACACTACTTTAGTTGTTAAAAAGAATGGTACTGCTATACAAACTATTACAGTTTCTGCTAGTACAACTACTACTACCTCAAATGTTAGTATTGCTCTTTCAGCCCTCGACTACTTAACAGTAGATATTACTGCCGCAGGAACTTCTGCTGCAAACCTTAATATGACTTTTGTTTACGGATAAAATAACATGAATTATAAATCAATTGTCCAACATTTAAACTTTCCTGAGTTTTATCAAACTCGTACTGAATGGGAATATTTATATATAATACCTACAGAAACTTGTCATACGTTACAAGATTTTTGCAATTTAATTACTGAGTACGGTATAAACTGCCAAGAAATAAAAATACACTCTACAGATCAAACCAGTTGGTACGTTATGTTTAAAAAAGGTGGATCTATTAAACCAGATTTTCCAGGTCAAGTTATAGTAGCAGAGTATACAGAAGATCCAGCGGTTGATACTCCTGTTCAACCAGAATTATACGTACCAGCAGAGGTACCTGAAGATACAGCTACCCCTACAGTAGGAACATAAAATGTTTATAAAATTACTTTTTCATACCGGAACTAATCCACAGTATACTTTTAAAATATTAGATTATTTAATTAATCAAAGACCAGCTACAGGTACTAATTTAAAGACTTTGGTAACCGCAGCTAATGCAACTTTAGGTGCACTTATTGATGGAACAAATAGTGCTATATGGAATAGTGGCACAGGTATAACTGCACTTACCAGCAATACTAAATCTGTTTTTTATAAACCTACTACTAGTGCGTGGGCGTATAGCTGGAACATAGAACTTGCTGGATATGATAGGCCCAACAACGATAAACACGTAGTGCAATTTTCAGACCCTGGAGCTTATAATGAATCTTATGGGTCTAGCGCACCTTATGTATATAATTTTTGGAATACTGCAGGTACATCAATCAGCACGCTAACTGGTGAGGCTATAGGTACTATTAATTTTGGTACCTCTACTACAAGTGGCTCAGGCACTTTAACATTAACAAATCAATCTCCTGCTTCTCCAGCTAGTGGTTTTTATGATAGCAGTTTCATGGGTACTAGTTTAACAGGTGCAGTTATGTACATAACTGATAACTGTTTTATGTTTAGTTTTAACGGAGCCGGTGTAAAAAGAGAAAATGGATTTCCTGCAGGCGCACACCTTGACAATACAAGTTACTATAGAGGCATACATTTTGTAGGACAATACACAAGAACAGATCCTTGGAATACTGCTGCTAATAATGTACCACCTTTTGTATGCTCTCAACATGGTAGTCCAAACAAATATGGTATGGGATTTTTAGCTAGTTTAAATCAAGTGTCCGCTTATCAAAATGTTCGCGGTAATAACCCCGGTGTTGCAGCTTTAGTTGCTGATCGTCAATTAGATAATAGCTATAGTAGTACTAATAGTACACAACCTTGGGTAGCAAATAAACCTGTTAATTTTGGTTGTGGTAATAGATTTAACGATTGCTGGGGATTAGGTGAAAGTAATATTGAGCAATACTATAATAGTCAGTTCAATTACAGAGATGGTGCTAATGTTGGGGCTCCTTTAACCAGAACAGCAGGTACAAGGTATCTTTCCAGTGATTTAAAATCTACTAGCTATGCCTTACTACCTCTTACTTGGGCTAATGCCTGGTATAATAATACTGGTGGCAATATATCTGATAAAACTGGTGTATTCTGGTTTAATGGGGACTACTTTCCAGGAGATATATTAACATCAGGTACAAAAACTTATATTTTATGGCCTGGTGCCTTCTCACATACTGAAAGAATAGCACTAGCAGTGCCAAGGGAATAAAAAATGTATATAAGATTAATTTATACTGCGGATAAGAATTTAGAACAACTACTTAGAACACTTGCCTATATTATAAATACTCCCACAATTACTAGTGCCGGAACCCTTAATACTGCTTTATCTAATACAGGTATATTTGCCTCAGATATCGGTTCAGGGTTTGACTCCAGTAATAGTGAAATAATTAGAACTGTAAATTTAAGTAGTACCGTAGCACATATAGCAAAACCTGCTATGAGTAATACTATTAATTTCACACTAGAACAGTCTGTGTATGACGCACCAAGTACTAAATACTACTATCAAATAAACCAAATAAACTACTCAGGTGCTGCCCCAAATGTCATGATGGGAAATGGCTTAACTGGTGGAACAATAACTAGTAGTCAACTACCACAAACTCAAGCTTCAAGCTCAGCTACTGCTGCTGGTACACTATTAAGTTTAGTTAATAGTAGTTTTGATTATGGTCAGCAACAAGCTATAGCAGGTCAAACAAGTTGGCGAGCTTTACATGTATATATAACTGATAAATGTTTTTTGTGGGGTATTAGTGTAGCTGGTGGTCCTACAGGTGTAGGCTGGAGTGGAACATATAATAATAATGGTAATTACACAGTATCAGGTTTAGGTTGCTGGCAATACACTAGATTAGATCATTGGAATACTGATGCAAATGGTATAATACCTGTAGCTGGTGCAAGAATGACAGGTGTAGGTTCAGGAATATATAGTAACAGTAGTCATTGGACTACTGTTACTAATACATCTCCAAGTGGTGGTGCCTATGTTAATTCATACTATAATTTCTTAAAGGTGTTTAATTTAATAAACTATAACCCAACCTCTACTACCGGTAGTTTTACCAGAGAGTTTAACAGATACGTTGCTCACGGATTAGGAGGTATAAGAACCTCAGAAACTAAAGGTCATACAGTTAGTCTAGATCAATCATATACAGGTATGGAAAATGCTGTAACTACAAATAAAAGTATTAGTGTTACTGCTGGTGAAAAAGTAGCTAATGCTACAAATACGGGTATGGCTTTTGCCCTATTACCTCTTACATGGACTATGTCTGGAGGTTCATGTTGGGGAGGTGGAGATATATCTGCTCAGTCGGGGTTTTATATATTTAATGGTGAATATGCTCCAGGAGATACCCTTACATATAGCGGAAAAACATTTATATTGTGGCCAACTAATCTAGGTCCTGTTACTAGTAGGCTTGCAATAGCTGTGCCAAAGGAGTAAGTAGATGGCTGTTATAACTGCTTTTGAACCATACTTACTTCAAACTAGTTCCATAATACCTGTACAGCCTGTTACATTTAATACAATGACTAACAGTAACCCAGTTTTTGTAGCATTAACCCAAACTAACTCAACCATACCAGTAACCCCAATTAACCCTACCCAACAAGTTAATTTTAGAAACGCAAATTTTTCAGGCGGCTCAGCTAGGATTACAGAAGGTTTAACTATTACAGACGCTGGTAATACTATAAATCTAGGAGCTAATGCAACTGTTGAATTATGGTTATGGGCTGACGAACTTCCAACTGCTGCGTCTAATCTTATTATTCCTATTATTGCAAAACGTGATAATACAAGTACTTCACCACCTAACTGGTTATTTCTATACTTTGACAGTAACGGATATTTAACCTTACAAGTATCTTCCGCCTCAGTTGCAGGAGCCTGGGGTTTATCACAAACAGGTACCAGAGGTATTAGTCCTGCAAGATGGAATCATATTGCTATAGTTAGACAAACTACTTCAACTTGGACAGTATATCTTAATGGAGAGTTTTATTTAAGCGGTACTGTTGCAGGAGCTATTAATAATACTACTACTACATTAGTATTAGGAGCAGCAGATAGTACTCGGTCAGTAATTGGTACTATTGGAAGATTAAGTGGCTATATAGATGGTTTAAGAATAAATACTACAACTGCAGTATATACTTCTGCTTTTGCACCTACTTATACTATTGCTCCAACAGTTACTCAAGATGCAAATGTTTACAATAATCCAAGTGCAGCTATTGCGTCAGGTACTGTACTAGTATTCGACCCTCAGTTCGGAGGTACTTTTAGTGATTTAACAGGTACAACAAGAACATTTACTGGAGGATCCACACACTGGTTAACTCCTTTTGAAGGTGCAGTATCTAGCTCAGGCATAGCAAAACAAGTTGATCAAACTAATAAATCAATACCAGTAACCAACATATCTCCGTTTACACAAACTATTGGTGGCGGTGGTACTGTTGTTAGTGCTACTACTTTCACAGAAATGTGGATCTAACTCAGATTCCCGTACTCTAAGTTTTTAGGGGGCGGGAATTTTTTTATCTTGACACTAATAGCCCAACATGGTATAATAGAACAAAATTATAGAGGCGTGCTGAATTTACGCTTAAAATATATTAAAGAAAGCGCCGATTATGGAACCAAATGATTTTAATACGGGTTCAGGCATACTTGTAGGTCTAGGGTTTACTTTAATAAGTATCTCATTTGGCATACAACAATTGGTTAAAGCCTGGAGAAATAACGCAGCTGAGTCAGCTTTAGTAAAAATGATGCAAGAAGAGTTAGCTCGTATGAGTCAACAAAATACTGCTCTTTCTAATGAAATTGGAAATCTACAAACAGAATTAATTCGTTTGAGTCAACAATTAACTGATCTAACTATAGAGAATCAGAAACTACAATTAGAAGTTTCTATTTTGAACAAAGAAATTGCCAGACTACATATACTTATGTCTGGGCCTAATAGTATTGGAGCAAAGAAATGACAACACCTGCAAAAATAAATTTTAAAGTTTATCAAGGCAGTACTTTTTCTGAGGTTCTAAGATGGGAAAGTCCTACAAAAGTATATAAAAATATCTCTGCGATTACTCAAGCAGCTCCAATGGTTATTACTACTACTACAGCACACGGACTACCACCTAACTGGAGAATGAAAGTAACAAATGTGCTCGGTATGACAGATATTAACTCTACCGATAACTATCAAATAGCTACAGATGTTACTTCAACAGCAATTACTATAAACTCAATAAACTCTTTAAGTTATAAGACTTATATAAGTGGTGGTGTAGTAGAATATAATCAACCTGTAGATCTAACAGGATACACTGGTAGGATGCAGATACGATCTGATATTGACAGTGGGACAGTTATTGCAGAACTAACTACTGCTAATGGTGGTGTCTTAATAGATAACACTTTAAAAACTATTACTTTAACCTTACCCGCATTAACTACAACAGGTTTTTTATTTACAACAGCAGTATACGATCTAGAACTAATATCCTCAGGTAACCAAGTAACTCAATTTTGCGGTGGTATTATAACACTGTTCAAAGAGGTAACTAGATGACCACTGAATTTATAGTAATTGAAACAGATAGTACCGAAACCGTATTAAATAATGATATTACTATAGTATTAGTAGACACTAATGTTTTACAAACTGTTATTGTACCAGTTACTGAAATAGTAGCTACACAACGAAAAGTTATTGAAACAGCTTCGTATATATCAGAATCAACAGTAGCCTTACAAACTACTGTACTATCTCCTGTAATTGCTTCAGGAGCACAAGGTCCACAAGGTCCACCAGGTAGAGATGGATCAGCAGTTGCTCAAGGATGGCAAGGTGCTACAGGATCTGAAGGTGCCCCAGGACCTCCAGGAGGGCCTATAGGTGCTACAGGAGCTAGTGGTTTACAAGGCGAAATAGGTGCTACAGGTGCTACAGGTGCAAGTGGTGTTACAGGATTTACAGGTGCTACAGGTGCAAGTGGTGTTACAGGATTTACAGGTGCTACAGGTGCAAGTGGTGTTACAGGATTTACAGGTGCCACAGGTAGTTCTGGTATACAAGGTATACAAGGTATACAAGGTTATGTAGGTGCCACAGGTAGTTCTGGTATACAAGGATTTACAGGTGCCACAGGTAGTTCTGGTATACAAGGTATACAAGGTATTCAAGGTTATATAGGTGCTACAGGTAGTTCTGGTATACAGGGCATACAAGGTGCCACAGGTGAAAAAGGTGATTCAGGTCTGGGCTTTTCAATAGCTAAGACTTATATTTCAGTAGCAGCTTTAATGGCCGATACTATACCCACAGGTATTTTAGTAGGTCAATTTGCTATAATTGATACTGGATCAGTAGAAGATCTTGAAACAAATAAATTATATATATGGACAGGTGTAGCTTATAACTATATAAGTGATCTGTCTGGTGCTCAAGGTATTAAAGGTCATACAGGTAGTACGGGTATACAAGGTATACAAGGTTATATAGGTGCTACAGGCAGTACAGGTATACAAGGTATACAAGGTACAACAGGTCCTCAAGGTACAACAGGTCCAATAGGTTATATTGGAGCCACAGGTAGTTCTGGTATACAGGGTATACAAGGAGCAACAGGCCCGCAAGGTATACAAGGTATACAAGGTGCAACAGGCTTGCAAGGTGCAACAGGCCCGCAAGGTGCAACAGGTTTTACTGGTGCAACAGGTTTTTCAAAGATTAGTGAAGCTACAGATGTTGATAAAGATCAACTAAGTGACGGCTCTTTATTAATTTATGATAATAATACGTCCAAGTGGACGACAAAGAAACTATTAGACTCACAATCGGTTGATTGTGGACTATTTTAAAAGGACATATAAATGGCTGCTATTTTAAAAATCAAGCGTGGTCTAACGAGTACTTCGATCCCCACGCTTGCAACAGGTGAACTTGGTTATTCAATGGGCGTTGGCACTAGTGCCAATGGTGGAGACAGGTTATACATAGGTACAGGAGTTGAAACCGCAGGAGCTGCAGCTAGTGTAGTTGCAATTGGTGGTAAATACTTTACTGAATTACTAAAACAAACTCCCGGTATACTCACAGCATCTGCTGCAATTATTGTAGATGCAAATAAAAAGATAGATGAATTATTAGTTGATAATTTATCTTTAAATGGTAATACTTTAAGCACTACAGATACTAACGGAGACTTATATTTAAATCCTAATGGTACAGGTAGAGTTTCAATAGCTAATGCTTTTAAACTACCACGTACAGATGGTACAGCAAATCAAGTTCTAAAAACAGATGGTGCTGGTAATGTAACTTGGGGCAGTGCTGCAGCAAGTGGCGTAACTTCTATTGATGCTAGTGGTGGTACTACAGGATTAACATTCTCTGGTGGGCCAATTACCTCAACCGGTACATTAACCTTAGCTGGTACTCTTGCAGTAGCCAATGGTGGTACTGGAGTAACTACTAAAACAGGTACAGGTTCAGTTGTTCTATCCGATAGCCCAACTTTAGTAACTCCTAATCTTGGTACTCCAACTACTCTAGTCCTTACTAGTGCAACAGGATTACCAGTTGCAACAGGTATCTCAGGATTAGGTGCTGGTGTTGCTACTGCTCTTGCTGCAGCAACTGGAGCCGCAGGTGGATTTATTACTGTTGGTAGTGCATTAGGTACTCCTTCAAGTATTACACTTACAAACGGTACAGGCCTTCCTGTTTCAACAGGTATTTCAGGATTAGGTACTGGAGTTTCTACTGCTCTTGGAATTAATACTGGTAGTGCAGGTGCTTTCCTTGTTGATGGCGGTGCATTAGGTACTCCTTCTTCGGGTACACTTACAAATGCAACAGGTCTTCCAGTTGCAACAGGTATTTCAGGATTAGGTGCAAATGTTGCCTCCTTCTTAGCAACTCCTTCAAGCTCTAACTTAGCTGCAGCACTTACCACAAAAACTGGTACAGGCTCGGTGGTATTTGGAACATCTCCAACTATTACTACTAGCATTGTTGCTGGTGGAGCAAGTTTTGACTTATTAAATACTGTAGCAACTACAGTTAACTTTGCTGGTGCAGCTACTGCCTTAAGTATTGGTGCTATCACTGGCACAACTACTGTTAATAATGATATTGTCTTAAAAGGCACTACAACAGTAGGTGGACACATCTTACCAGATGTTGATTCCGTAACTGATTTAGGTTCTAGTTCTAAACGTTTCCGTACTATATTCTTAAAAGGATCAACTATTGATCTAGGCGGAGCCACAATGTCTGGTTCTGCTGTTGGTGGCGTAACCATGACCAGCCTCAATGGCACCCCTATCGGTGACGTTGTTCAAAGCACTGGTAAATTTACAACTTTAGAGAGTACTGGTAATGTCATAGTTGGTGGTAACTTAACAGTTAACGGAACTCTTACCTCCATCAACACAACAGCAGTTGAAGTTACTGATAAGACACTTGAACTTGGTAAAACAGTTACTCCAACAGAAGTTACTGCTAACGGTTCCGGTATCTTTGTAACAGGCACTAGTGAACACAGTTTCTTATACAACAGTACTACCACAAGCTGGAATTCCTCAGAACACTTAAATATAGCAACAGGTAAAGTATACGCAATTAATGGTGTATCAGTACTTGAAGCAACTACCCTAGGTACATCAGTTACTGGTTCTAGTTTAACTAGTGTTGGTATACTAACAACAGGTACTTGGTCAGCAACTAATATTGCTATGAACAAAGGTGGTACAGGTTCTAGTTTAACAGCAGTTAATGGTGGTATTACTTACTCAACTGGTTCAGCACTAGCTATTAGCGCTGCAGGTACTTCAGGTCAGTTTTTCGTATCAGGTGGAGCAGGTGCCCCAACTTGGACAGATACTATTGATGGTGGAACATATTAATTAAAAAATATATACAGGTGATTTTTCACCTTTTAGATAACTTGCCTTTTTAGGATACTAAATGTCTAATATTGCTCTTAAAAAATCTTCAGTAAGTGGCAGAGTGCCTCTTATTGGAGATCTAGCGTATGGGGAACTTGCGCTTAACTATGCAGATGGATTACTGTATTTTAAAAATTCTGTTAATCAAATAAAAGCTTTTAAGTCTAAAGGATTAGAAGTATCCAGTATTACTGGAACTACTCAAGGCACACCTTTTACAGAAGTAACAAGATTAGTATTTGATGAAGACACAGGGTTTAATTTAACTGAATTGTCTGCTGGCGTAGTTAAGGTTGCATTAGGTTCTACATTTAAAACCTGGAAAATAACAGGGCAAAGTGATTTAGTAGCTGTAGGTGAAGATACCATACAAATTGTAGCTGGTACAGGAATATCTCTTACCACAGATCCAAATTCAGCAATAAAAAAATTAACAATTAGTTCCACTGTCAGCGCAACCACAACAGAATTTGCTTTTCAAAATGTAGGCTTTAACTACTCAGTTACTGGATTTGATGATACTACGTATCCCACACTAACTTTAGTTAGGGGAGAGTTATACTACTTTAATTTTACTAATGTTAACAGCACTCATCCGATTGCATTGAGATTAGACAGCGGTAGTGTTTCTCCAGTACCTGGTACTACAGGAAATAACCCTACTTCAGGGGTTTACGGAAATGGTACAACATCAACAATAGTAGCATATCAAGTACCTCTTGATGCGCCTGCAGTAATATACTATCAATGCGTATTCCACTCTGGAATGATTGGTGAAATTAACATTATTGGTGGTGGTAGTGTAAGATCAACCAGTGTGGTAAGTGCCAACGGTTTCGCAGGAACAGTAGCAACAAGTACTACAACACCAGCTATTACAATTACCACTAGTATAAATGGTATACTAAAAGGTAATGGTACCGCATTATTATCTGCCTCAAGTGGTGTTGATTATGCTCCTGGTACTAGTACACTAGCAACTGGTATTATTAAAAGTACAACTGCTACAGGTGTATTGACAATTGCTGCTGCAGGAACTGACTATCAGGCTCCAATAGGCACAATTACAGGATTAGTTAAAGGTAATGGAGCAAATGCTCTTACTTCTGCTATAGCCGGTACTGATTATCAGATTCCAATAGGCACAATTACAGGATTAGTTAAAGGTAATGGAGCAAATGCCCTTACTGCTGCTATAGCTGGTACTGATTATCAGTCAGCACAGAGTGTTAGTGGTATTGTAAAGTCAAGCGGTACAACCCGTTCAGCAGCAATAAGTGGCGTTGATTATGCCCCTGGTACTAGCACACTAGCAACTGGTATTATTAAAAGTATAACTGCTACAGGTGCATTAACAATTGCTAGTGCAGGGACTGATTATCAAGCTCCAGTGAGTGTTACAGGTATTTTAAAAAGTAGTGGTGTAAGCGGTAATGTTAGTGCGGCTATAGCCGGTACAGATTATCAAACACCTATTACATTAACTACAATTGGATCAAGCGGTGCAGCTAGTTTAATTGGTAATATTTTAAATATACCGCAGTACTCAGGAGGTAGCAGTGGTGGTTTAGCTGATGCATTTAGCACTTTAGCAGTTAATGGGCAAACAAGTTTAGTAGCAACAGGACAATCAACGTTACAAATTGTTGCAGGACCTGGTATTATAATTAATACTAATAACGCAATAAGTCCAAAAAGTTTAACATTAACAAGTACACTTCAAGGGATCAATTTAGATGGCGGACGCCCTGATTCTGTTTATGGTGGTTCACCCTTAATTGATGGTGGGGGAGTAATTTAATGGCAATTCAGGTTCAACTAAGACGCGGCACTGCAGCACAATGGTTTAGTGTCAACCCTATTCTTCAAGAAGGTGAGCTTTGCGTAGAATTAGATACACAAAAGTTTAAGATTGGTAATGGAATATTAGCTTGGAACTCCTTACCGTATGCTTCAGGGCCACTAGGTGCTACTGGTATACAAGGTCCACAAGGTAATGATGGTAACTTTGGCGGTTCATCGTTTGACTATACATTTGTTACTGATACAACAGATAGTGATCCTGGAGTAGGAAAATTAAAACTCAATAATGTTGCACTAAATCTTGCAACAATAATGTGGATTGACGATGTAAGTGATACTGCCGTAGATATTCAGGAATATTTAAGAACTATTGATAATTCTTCTTCTACTATAAAAGGTCACTTTAGAATTTCTAAGAAACTTAATGCTCAGGCATTTGCATTATTCGCAATATCTTCAATTAACGAAGGCGAAGGGTTTTTTCGTATAAATTCTTCTTTTGTTAGTGCAAGTGTTAATAGCCCTTTTGCAAATCTTGATGATGTAATTATTACTTTTGCTAGAACGGGTCTTCAAGGTGCTCAAGGTATTCAAGGTCCTCAAGGTAGTCAAGGTCTTCAGGGTTATTCAGGTGCAACAGGTCCACAAGGTATTCAAGGTATTCAAGGTATTCAAGGTGTCAAAGGTGATCAAGGTATACAAGGACCTATAGGTAACGGATTTCCTTTTATAATCACTACTAGAAATTATACCGCAGATGGTACTACAGCTACATTTGCTGTATCTGCAAATTTAGGAGCTAATAATTTATTAGTAACTGTTAATAATTCAATATTAAGACCCGCTATTGATTATACGGTTTTTAATAATAATATAGGCTTTACAGTAACCCCTACTAATGGAAGTCTAATTGTAATTAGAGAAATGCTTGGTGATGGCCCTCAAGGCGCTACAGGTAATGCCTCAATAGTACCAGGACCTCAAGGCTCCGTAGGACCTCAAGGCGATAACGGAGCAACTGGACCACAGGGTGCTACAGGTGCTCCTTCAATAGTACCAGGTGCTACAGGTACAATAGGTGCCACAGGTACAATAGGTGCCACAGGTATCATAGGGGCAACAGGAGTACAGGGTATTCAAGGACCAATTGGTCCAGTAGGTACTACTCCCTACAGCATGGTAACAGAAGCTTTTACAGCAAATGGAAGTACAAATACTTTTACAATTAATCCTAACTTAACTGCTAATACTATTTTTGTGTTAGTTAATGGTGTAGTATTAAGACCTATTACTGATTATACCGTTTCTGGAACTACTTTAACAATTATTTCTCCGACACTAAATAGTGGAGCTCAGATAGTTGTCCGAGAGCTATTAGGTGACTCAGTAAGTGCTGAATCAATAGCACAAACTGCCACAGATTTAGCAATTGTAATGGCAATTGCACTAGGATAAAATATGGCAACAACATTTATAAATGCAATTTCAAAATCTGTAGGTTCTACTGAAGTAATTAATTTTACTGCTACCGATAAGTCAATTATTATTGGAGGTAATTTAACTAACCTTCTTACTACTTCAGTACCTGTTAGTGTAATACTTCGCAGAGGCATTGAAGATACTTATCTTCAAAAGAATAAACGTATTGAGGCAGGTAATGCTTTTGAAATATTCAAAGGTAATAAACTAGTACTCGCAGCAGGGGATAAATTAATTATCTCTTCTGGCATGGCAGCCAGTATAGACGCTGTATTTTCTATATTACAGGGAGTAGCATAATGGCTGGAACTTTTGAACCAGATACTTTCCTTGATACAGCTACAGAAATAGCTGACAAGGTATTTTACGGTTTTAATTTTAATCCCACAACTGGGAAATTATACGTTGATATTCTGGATGGCAATGAGCCTGTTACTCTGCCTCAACCAGTATATAACATAGATAGAAATCAATACCAAGCATGGTTTTGGTCAAAGAATAGCGTACTATTTTACTGGGGTGACAATAGTACAGTATGGAAAAATAAATTATTAATGAGGCTTCTATAATGGGACAAATTCTTGACTTAGGAAAATTACGCCTATCTTTTCAAGGCAACTGGTCGTCAACTACTATATATGAATATAACGACTGTGTTCGCTACGGTGGTAATGTTTATGTTTACGTGTACCCTGTTAATGAAGCCGGACGTATACCAACTCTTACCAATTTTTGGTCTTTGTTGGTAGAAGGTATAAAATTTACAGGTGTATATAGCGCTTCAACAGCTTATAAAGTTGGTGATGGTATTGCATATGGTGGTAGAGTGTATATTGCTATTGCTGATGGCACTAACAACACCCCTCCTAATCTTACATATTGGTCTCAGTTTGCTGACGGTATTCAATATGAAGCTACCTATTCAGACGCAACTACATACCAAAAAAATGACGTTGTAACATATGGTGGATCAGCATATATATCTAAAATAGATACCACTGGAAATAATCCTATAAATACAACATATTGGGATAAACTAGTAGATGGTATATCTTTTGCAGGAACATGGAGTTCAGCAACAGCTTATGCTGCAGGAAGAATTGTCAGCTATGGTGCTAATACTTTTAAAGCAACCACTAATTCAACTAACCAATTACCTACAGTAGCTAATGGTAGTTTGAATTCCGCATACTGGGAAGTATTTACGGAAGGTTTCCGTACAAAAGGTACTTGGACAACTACTACTGAATACTTTATAAATGATATTGTTATTCGTGGTGGAACAACCTATGTATGTCTTTTAAGACACCAAGCCTCAACTTTTGCCACAGATTTAAGTGCTTCTAGATGGGCCAGATTTGCGAGCGGTATTCAGTGGAAAGCTGCTTGGACAGCTACTACAGTTTATGTTAAAGATGACGTTATTAAAAGTGCAACAGGTAGTGTTTACATAGCTGCTCAAGATCACACTGCTGGTTCAGATTTTACTGTTGATTTTGCAGCTGGTAAATGGCAAGAATTTGTAGTTGGTGCTTCAGATTTATTGCCTGCTCTTGAAGCAGGAGATGCTGGTAGAAGTTTAACAGTTAATGCTGCCGGTAACGGCGTAGACTGGATAGGAGCTACTGAAAGTCTTAATGTAAGATATGTAGCCCCACATGGAACAGACACAGCAGCTAGCGGTAAAAATAAATCTACTCCTTATGCTTCTATTCGATATGCTTGTGATAATATTGGCAATAATGGTGGTACAATTTTTGTTAGTACAGGTATTTATAACGAACAATTACCTATAACAGTTCCAGCAAACGTAGCTATTGTTGGAGATAACCAACGTACTGTAGTTGTTCAGCCTAAATCTGGAAACAGCGATGACGGGTCTGTTTTAAACATTAACTCTTCTATGTTTTTTATGAACGATGGTTCTATTTTAAACAGAATGACGTTTAAGGGTATGACTGGCTGGGTTCCTGGAACTACTGCTGCAGACATTACAACTTCGACTATAAGAGGCGTAGTAGTAAGATTAAATCCTAGTGCCCCTATATTGTTTAAATCTCCTTATGTATTAGAATGTTCTTTTATTGGATCTGGTGCTGTTGCCGCCCTAGTTGATGGCAGTGTTAATGCACAGGGTAATAAGAGTATGATATTCCATGCGTTTACTGTTATTAATGATAATGGTGTAGGTTTTTGGGTAAAAGATGGCGGTAAAGCTGAAATTGTTAGTTGTTTTACTTACTATAACTATTTTGGATACAGTGCTAGCGGTGGTGGATTTATTCGCTCACTTAATGGTAACAACAGCTACGGGACCTGGGGAGCAACCAGCCGAGGATTTTTAGCAGGTGAAACACCTGTAACTGGTAGTGTATTTGGGCAACAAATAAACTTCTTGTACCAAGGCGGCAACATTGCAGTAGGCGATACAGTTACTAATACTGCTACAGCTGCTACAGCCACAGTAACTAATGTACAGGCTAATGCTAATAAAGTTTATGTTACTGGTGCTANNGGAACATTTACACTAGGTAATCCACTAACATTTACAAGTGGCGGTACGGGTGTTGTAAGTGCNGGTGCTTTAGAGGATCAAAAAGGATTTATACTAGTAGTAACAGGTTTAGCTACTTTACCTAATCCTGGAGCCTCTATTACTATTGCAGGCGATACAATTAGTTATGTTATACAAAGTGTAACAGGTACTTATGTAGATGCTACAAGTAAAATAGCTATAGTATTAGCTCAAGAAAAACCCACTGGAAGTCCAAGTGGTTCTTCTGTTACAATAAGATATAAATATTCACAAATTCGTTTAACAGGACATGACTTTTTAAGTATTGGTACGGGTGGAACAACTACTACTAATTATCCAAATACTCCTACTCAACCAAGTGCTCAAGGTAATGAAGTTGATGAGGCATACCCTGGTCGTGTTTACTTTGTGTCTACTGACCAAGATGGTAATTTCCGCGTAGGTGAGTACTTCCGTATTGATCAAGCCACTGGTAGAGCAACTCTAAATGCTAGTGCCTTTGATTTAGCAGGTTTAACTAGTTTAAAACTAGGATCAATTGGAGCACAGTTAGGAGAACTAATTAATGAGTTTTCAAGTGACGGCACTCTAAGTGGTAATTCGAATACTGCAGTACCTACTGAATTTGCTGTAAAAACTTATGTAGATAATAACGCAGGGGATAAAACTGTTAATTATACCAGTGTCAGTAATGTTGTTTATAGCACTATCAACGGTGCTCCAAGAGTAACCCAGATAGCAGATACTACTGGCGTTACTATTAGTAATGTTACTTATGATATCATTGGTCTAGTGATACCACAAACTGTAGTAAAAACTTACCAAGAAGTAAAACAAGGGGTTACAAAATCAGTTACCCTTACATACAATGATGCTGATTCTAGCATACGGACTATTACAGTGGTTTAAGGAATTAAATATGTCAGATATATTATTACATAACGCTATCGCTAAAGGAACTAGAGATATGCGTGTAAATCTCTTAGGGGCGCCAACAGAACTTGCACCCCTATTAAATAATCCTAACTGCTATCCTATATGGGCATCTTTGCCACCAAAAATACCTACACCCGCAGGTAATTTGTGCGTATATGATGCAGGTGCGTTTTTTAGAGGTGGAGGTACCTGTACTTGGACAGTACCTGCAGGTATTACAAAGGCACGATTTGAACTTTGGGGTGCTGGAGCAGGTAGCCAAGGAGGCAATTGTTGTAGCCATGGACCAATAGGTAACTCAGGATCTTATGCTAGTGTTTGCATGACGGTTACTCCAGGAACCGCCTATGTGCTATGTGCAGGTGCTGCAAGCACAGTAGTATCATGCTGTGAAGTAAGTTGTGATATTAGTGGATGCCCTAGTTATGTTACTGGTCCAGGTTTAACAAATTTTTGTGCTCTGGGTGGTTGTGCTAATCTGTTGTATACTATGTGCCAAATAGGTAATGTAACAGCCGTTGCTAATAACAGATACGCTGGTCATGGATATGGTTGGGGTAGTACCGGTGTACAGATCTGCGGAGATGGATTTGGTGCTATGCGAAATAGTAGTACTAGGACTTTTGGTGTATTGCGTAGAGACTTTTTACGTGCAACAAGCTTTTTTGGTACTGCTACTAACGCCACAGTTTATGGTCTTAAAAGCCAAAATGCAGCTATGATGGCTCAGTATGATATGTATGGTTGCGTTTGTACATACTCATTACCATTACCAAGTGGAGCAATGAGTCCAATTGTATGCGAGAGCTTTTCCAGCGGTACTTGTCAAGGTAGTCGTTGTGCGGCTTGCCTTGGTTATGCTTTAATTCCTGGGCACGGAGGATGGTGGACTAATATCCAGGGAGGCTCCACAAATGGTACAGGTGATTGGGGTCGCACTGGCATGGTAAAAGTTAGTTGGGCATAAGGTATAAATCATGGAAAAAACTTTAACAATAAAAATACCCAACAAACTTTGGGTAAATGACTTTTCAGAAAATAAAACTGCTGATTTTACATACTCAGGACCAGACAAAGTATGGTTTTTAATTGAAAAAACAGACATTAGCGTATTTGTTAATCCCGTTACACATCTAACAGAACCACAAGTACGTGAAAATGAAGTTGCAGTAGCCGTTGAAATAGCTACTGCAACTGAAGCTGAATTAGCCGCAGCAATTATTTTACAACCAGAGTCAACACCTTATGTATACACTCATACTAAACAAGTAAACTATGATGGAAGCGTATATTATAAAATAGCTAATCCTAAGCTAAAAGATTATTACAGTGTGGCAAGCAGCCCCGTAGGTGATTTATCTTTAGCATTAGTAGCAAAAGATACACTAAATCCTAATCTAATGCCTGCAATAAAGAAACAGCAGCTAATAGAAAAGTACCTAGCAGATCACGAGTTTGATACAGAAGATCGTACAAAAATAGAAGCACTTTTAGTAATTATTTCAGATTATGTAACTAAAAATAGAACAGCGTATCCTTGGGAATTTATTAATATTCCAAATGATATTCCTGAAATACCCCCTGAGCTAATGGCTTTATTTAATACATTACCTCCTGCAGCAGCTTTACCTGCTGAAGTATAAACTTAAGGAACAAAGATGAGTGATATATTAACAAGTTCAGCAATGATTGAAAATCAAAAAACTTTGGTAAACTATTTAAGTTCGCTAGGGGGAAGCGGTTTGCCAACACTAACAACTGATGCTGGTTTTAGAGGTGTTACAGGAACTTTAACAGGTTGGCCTCTTTTACAAACTAAAAATTGGTGTTGTATTCCGCTTAATGCAGGGGTCTCTCTGCCTGTAGATGCTTGGAAATGCTGGGTTAGTCCGAACATTGAAATTCGAACAAATGGTTTTAAAGTATGTAATACTGATGGAAGCTANTGGAGATGCGATGCTAGTTGTACGTGGACCGTACCTGCAGGCGTAACTAGTGCTCAATTTCAAATATGGGGCCCTGGAGGNGGTAATAGTGGGCAATGTTGCTGCGGAGGTGCTCCTTTTGGACCAAGCGGTGCATATATGCTAGCAAAAATGAATGTAACTGCTGGTGACGTGTTTACACTGTGCGCAGGATGTGCATATTGTTGTTATGCTGATCAAACAACTCCAGGACTTAATGGTTCACCTAGTTATATTACTGGCCCAGGCATAAGTATTTGCGCTACAGCTGGTAGAGGGTGTACAAGTTGCTGGTCTAAAGATGTTGGTCAGTTAACAAATGCTAATAATATTTGGTATCCATCGCAGGATGGTTGTGCTGCTACCTCGTGCTCAGGATTTAATTTCTGTTGGGATACTAGTGATGACAACAACTATGTGCCTCATGCTTTCTCCGAAAACGCTCAGTGGTGTGTAAAATGTGCTGATACAGCCAAAAATCAAACCTACTGGGGCGTACAAGGACTATGGCCTGCAATGGCTCTAGGTTCAAGCATCAGCAGTTGTTTTCATTCAATATCTACACCCGTGGTTGGCTTTGAAGAGTGTACCCTAGAATTTAATTTCCCTAGTGGTTCTAGTTGTCAAGGTGGAGGATTTGGCGGATGTTATTGGGGTGGTCCTAGTGGAAGCCTTCGTATTCCTGGAGCAGGCGGAATGGCATTAGCAATGGTCGGAGGTGGTGCCGCCATAGGTGGAGATAGTGGACGATTTGGTATGGTTTGTGTTAGTTGGAATTAAAGAAAAACAAAATTAATAATAATTATTTATGAAAAAAGCATTTGTAATAAATGGGGGAGCAGGCAGAGTGTTATGCGCACTGCCTGCTTTAGAATACTATAAAAATAATATCGACAAAGATGTAGTTATTATTGCTGAAGCATGGCCTGAGTTATTTTTACTCAGTCCAACTTTAAGAAATAATGTATATCATGTTGCCCATAAAAATCTTTTTGAACAAAAACTAAAAGATAGAGAAATTGAATGTCCTGAACCTTACAGATTAAATGCTTATTTTAATCAAAAAGCTAATCTTATTCAGGCTTTTGATAAAATTATAAACAACTTAGAAAGCGTACCAAGCTCTAAACCGATCAATTTAGAGCTTGGTAAAGCCGAACAAGTATATGGATATAATTTAGTAAATCAAGTAAAAGCACAACTTGGAAAAGAAAAGTGTGTAGTATTTCAGCCCTTTGGTAGTGGAGTACGACTAGAAGGTAATTTTGTATTTGATACTAGTGGTAGAAGTTTTGAACTAAATGACGTTATTAAAATAGTAACAGATCTTAATAAAAATTATGCTGTAATATTAATGCTTCCTTTTAAGATACCTACAGATAGGGAAATAAATGCAGCAGTTCCAGAAAATATAGATTTAGTTAAATGGGCAGGAGTTATCAAAGCTTGTGACTACTTTTTAGGATGTGATAGTGTTGGGCAACATTTAGCTCATGCTTTAAATAAACCTACTACAGTTGTAATAGGCTCAACATTTCCTGAAAATATATCTTATCCCGATAACAAAAATTTCAATATTATTGATAATGGAAAAGCAACAAGAACATATACTCCAATTAGATTAACTCATGATACAGATGCTGAAAGAAACAATGAAGATTCAATGATTCTTAGCACCGATACTTACACTAAAATTATTAAAAGTGTAGAAAATAAACTAGGTGTTAGTAAAGTCAAAAAAGATTTTACTACAAACGTTAAACCAATAAACACTCAAGCTCAAAGTATGCCAAATTTTGCAAAAAAGGCTACTAGTTTGATTGAAGATGTAATTGCTAAAGAGGCATAAATGGAAAAAACAGGATATATACTTGGAATTAGTCGTGGACATAATGCAGGAGCATGTTTATTAAAAGATGGTAAAATTATTTTTGCTATTGAAGAAGAACGACTAAGTAGAGCTAAGTATGATGGTGGACCCTATGCCGCTATGATTAAAGTAAAAGAGTACACTGATAAAGTAGATTTTATTGTAGTTTCACATACTCAAAGCTTAAAAGAAACTTGCGGTAAAGTTGATTTTTATGGGGATAATATCTATGCAGGACTTGCACGAAAATTAGGTCTAATTGACGGCAGATTAGGAACTCCTGATGAACACCCTCAAGTAATTGATCTTAGTAGTCAACACCATAAAATTCATGCAGCAGCAGCATTTTATCGTAGTGGATTTGAAGAGGCAATAGCAGTTATTGTAGATGGAGCAGGTAGTGCACTGCCAGCTACCTATAAAAATGAACCTATTATTTTATGGGAAGTAGAATCTATTATTGATTGCGAGTATACAAAACCTTTTAAAACACTATACAAACACTACGCTTCTAGAAGTGCTGTACCTGTATATCATAACTTAGAAGAGTCTAGCGATAAACTAGGTGAAGAAGGTACTCATGAAGTATTAATGAGTGGACATGCAGGAATTACTAAAGTTTATGAAGCTGTTACAGAATATTGTGGTTTTCAAGCTATTGAAGCCGGAAAAACTATGGGATTATTTCCATATGGTAAACCCAATGATAATATTCCAAAATTATTTAATTCTGATACTAGAATACCTCTTTCAAATGCTAATGTTGTTGTGCCACAAATGCCTAATGGGGCAGAAGTTAGTCATATGGCGTATGAAGAGTTACAGACACCTTTTAGTATTGATAATCCCACACTACTACAAAATCGTAGAGACCTTGCTTATGCTTGTCAAACGGAAACTCAAGAACAAGTTCTTAACCTTATCTTAAAAGGTGTAGAAACTAGCGGTAAAAATAAAGTAGTGTTAAGTGGTGGTTATGCTTTAAACTGTGTGGCAAACTACTATTACTTAACAGAATTACATAAACGTGGCATTGAATTATATGTTGAGCCTGTTTCTAATGATGGTGGTACGGCTATTGGTGCCGCCTTGGTATTCTATCATATGACGGAACCTGATGCAGTTAATGTAAAACATCCACGAGAAATATACTTAGGACCTGAATACAACTATTCTGAACAAGATATTGCTAAACTTGCTCATAAATATGATGCAGAAATTAGCGATACTACTAAAGAAGATGTAGTCGACTTAATGACTACAAAAAACATAGTTGCAATGTTTCAAGGCAGATCTGAAAACGGTCCACGTGCCTTAGGCAATCGCAGTTTGATGTTTGACCCTACGTTCCCAGACGGCAAAGATTTTGTAAATGAAATTAAGCATCGTGAGTACTTTAGACCTTTTGCAGGATCTATATTAGAAGAAGATGTTCATGAATGGTTTGATCTTCGCGGTATGCCAAATAGCCCACACATGATGTATGCTGTTAACTGTCAACCAGGTGTCGAAGAAAAAATTCCTTCAATTATTCATGTTGATGGTACTTGCCGTATCCAAACAGTTACACGAGAAGAAAACCCACACTACTATGATGTAATTAAAGCTTTTAAAGATAAAACTGGTATTCCTATTATCTTTAACACAAGCTTTAACTTAGGTGGTGAACCTTTGGTAGAAACTCTTGATGATGCTCTGTGGACCTTAAGTAAATCTGGTATTGACTATTTGTACTTACCAGAGTATAATAAACTTTTAACAGTTAAAACTAAACAATGAAAATTTTTGTAAACGGCACTTTTGACGTTTTACATCCAGGACACCTAGACTTGCTGAACTACGCAAAAAGTCTAGGTGACTTTTTACTGGTTGCAATTGATTCGGATAGTAGAGTCGCCAGCAAAAAGGGTTTGGATAGACCTGTCAACCCACAATATAATAGAGTTAAACTACTAGAAAATCTCAAGGCGGTTGATGAAGTAGTTGTGTTTGACAGCGACATAGAACTAGCACAAACAGTAAAAATACTTAGACCTGACATAATGATTGTTGGATCAGATTATAAAGATAAAACCGTAATTGGTTCGGAATATGCAAAGCAACTTAGATTCTATAATAGAACAACACCTTTCTCAAGTACCCAAATCTTGGAAGATTTTATTAATAGGCGACACTTGTGTTGACCA